GAGAGGAGCCTTAGGGGTGCGGCGGCGGGGGGTGCGGAACGGGCCACACGGTTGAGACTGCCCCCATATCATAGGGGGGCACAGGAAGGCCCCTACAGCGGCCAATCGTTGCGGAGCATTGGGTGGGTAATGTATGGCCGGGAAAGAGCTCGCCACCACACCTAAGCGGTTCACTGTTGGAGGGCCACCTGGCTCCGGCCGACCCTCATCATATACTCTAGAATGGGGCAAAGCGATCTGTGAAAGAATAGCGGCTGGTGAAACCTTAATTGAGGTGTGCCAGACGCCAGGTTATCCTAAGGAAGCCACGGTCAGAGGCTGGGATTTACTGGATCGCGCTGAAGAAGGCACTGGATCAACCGCTGGTTTCGCAGCGATGTACGCTAGAGCTAGAGCAATGCAGATCGAACATGAAGTTGATTCGATCAGTATAATGGCTCGTATCCCAGTAATGGGAGAGACTAAGACAGTAAAGAGCGGGCCTAACGGCACTGAGGTTTCTGTCACTCAAGCTGATGCTGTGGCCCATCGCCGTTTGTATATTGACACCATGAAGTGGCGAGCTTCCAAGATTGCTGCCAAGCACTACGGTGACCGCCTATTGCCACCGCCGGAAGTGGGGGGCGACGCCTCTCAGGAGATTAAGGTGGTGATCAGCGGCGGGCTGCCGTCTAGTGACTGAATACAACGTCGCCCTACCAACCCTCCACGCCGACCAGGTCAAGGCATTCTTCCGCCGCTGTGATGACCGTGGTGGTGAATGGGACGCCAACAAGGGCGGCCGGTTCAAGGCGTTGAGATGCGGCCGCCGCTATGGCAAGAGCAAGTTTGGTGAAACCTGGCTGTGTGATGGTGCCATAAGGGGCGAGCCGGTTGGCTGGTTTGCCCCCACCTACAAGTACATCGCTGAGGTCTATCAAGAAATCTATGACATTCTTCTGCCCCTAAGGGCGAGTAGCTCTAAGACAGATGGGGTCATCCGCACCATCACCGGCGGCCGGGTGGACTTTTGGACGCTGGAGGATGAGCGCGCCGGTCGATCCCGCATGTATAAGCGGGTGTTCATTGATGAGGCTGCCTTCACAGGCGCCAACATGATGGACATATGGAAGCAGTCAATCAAGCCGACACTGCTGGACCTAAGCGGTGCGTGCATAGTGGCTTCCAACACCAAGGGTATCGACCAGGACAATTTCCTCTGGCAGGTGTGTAACCAACCAGAGCACGGCTTCATTGAGCATCACGCTCCCTCTATCAGCAACCCGCTGATCCCCCTCCCCTTGCCGGGAGAGAGTGAGACCGATCACCTAGCCCGCCGGCAGGCGGCCTTTGATGAGCTAAAGGCCCGCGAGCACCCGCTGGTGTTCGCTCAGGAGTACGAGGCGGACTTTGTTGACTGGAGTGGGGTGGCCTTCTTTGGGCTGGCTAACCTGCTGGTCAACGGGGAGCCACCCCTAGAGCCGTCCAACTGCGATGCGGTCTTTGGTGTGCTGGACACGGCCACCAAGACTGGCACTGATAACGACGGCACCGCGCTGATCATCTACGCACGCAACCGCGCCGGGGTGGCCGCCCCACTCACTATCCTCGACTGGGACACCATCCAGATAGAGGGCGCAGTGCTAGAGGCGTGGCTGCCGTCCGTGTTCCAGCGGCTGGAGCACTGGGCAGCACGGTGTGGAGCGCGCGGGGGCAGCCTGGGCGTGTGGATCGAGGACAAGGCGAGCGGCGAGATACTGCTCCAGCAGGGCCGTCGCCGGGGCATGAGGGTCCAGGCTATCGAGAGCCGTCTGACGGCCCTAGGCAAGGATGAACGTGCGCTGTCCGTCAGCGGTTACGTCTATACCGGCAAAGTCAAGATTGCAGCTGAGGCTTACGCCAAGACCCTCAACTACAAGGGCACCACCCGCAACCACCTGCTAAGCCAGGTGACAGGGTTTCGTGTGGGGGACAAGGAAGCAGCCAAGCGCGCGGACGATCTTCTGGACTGCTTCACTTACGGGATAGCTTTGGCGTTGGGCGACGCAGGGGGATTCTAATGCGGGTCAAAGGTCGTGAGCCACCCTCACCGGAGCTAATCGGGCACATGACGGCGCTCTATGAGAGCGGCCATAGCCTAGCGCAGGTGGGGACTGACATCGGCACCACCGCTCGCTATGCTCAGTATTACCTAGAGCGGGCTGGCGTCAAGTTCCGCCAGAAATGGGGCGCGGGCCGCACTGGTCGGGCGGCCAAGAAGCTGACACCGGGCGCACTAGGTAAAGTCAAGGCACTCAACGCAGCAGGTTTCTCTATTGTCCAGATAGCCGCTAAAACTGGATACACTTATCACCAGGTGCGTGGATTGTTGCTGAAGATCAATGGCCCGGCTGACGCCATGCATGTTGCTGGCGTTCCGTTCTACTTCAACCGGAACGCCGAACCTATCTCATCCCTCTCCCACGACCAGGCGGTCCGCGCCGATCAAACCGCTCAGGCCAAGGAACATGCCAAGGCGATCATGGAGGCCACCAACGGGGCCGGCTTCCCGCGCATCGAAGGCATGAGACTTGTGGACTTCCACGGTTCGGCTCATGTATGAGCACCACCTAGCTAATCAACGTCGCCTACACGCGGCAATCTGGCAACTGATACAGGAGACCTATCTCATGGCGGCCATCGACACCTCAGCCTTCACGGCGCTTTTTGCTTCCCTTGACAACGTCACATCTCAGCTGGACGCGACCATCAGCGGCGACGTCACCGCCGCCGTCAACACGGCCGTGGCTGCCCAGAAGGCGGCGGACGCCAATGACGTGGCTACCGCTGTCGCGGCTCAGTTGGCTGAGGACCAGACGGCCAACGACGCCGTAGTGGCTGAGCTCCAGGGCAAGATCACCGCTTTGACGGCAGCGGCCGGCGCAGCGGCGGCCCCGGCTCCAGCTGAACCCGCCCCGGCCCCCCTCTCTGATCCCACTCCGGACGCTCCAGCGGCCTAAAAGTACCCTCTGACCCATGGCTATCGGCGTACCCTTCCTCGTAGGGTCAGCGAGCTCCTCAACCGCAGTCACCACTATAACCGTCACCACCACTGTTGACGCTCCAGTCGGCACGTTGGTAACGGTGTTCGTACTTGAGGCCGGTGGTTCTACAATCAGCATTGCCGATAGCGCCAGCAACAGCTGGACTGTCGGCTACACGCTGCCGGGTTCCACTCCGACGTTCAAGCAGGTCAAGGAATTTTACTGCGTTCTTACTAACGACCTGCCCAGCGGCGGGACCGTAACTATCACATTTTCGGCCACTCACACTGGCATTGTTGCAGTCATTGGCACCAGCGGCATCACAGCCAGCCCTTCTGACGTTCAGGGGGCCGGGGTCAATTCGACCACCAGCACCCCTTCAATCTCGACAGGTGTGCTGGCCAACTCCAACGAGATTGTCTTTGGTGTCGTAGGCGTCAACTCCGGCGCGGGGCGCACGTTCACCGAGCCGGGAACCTTCGCTCAGATAGTGAACATCTCCTCAAGCGACTTGCTGCATGTTGCCTATGCCGTAGTTTCCAGCACCAGCAGCGTCACCTACAACCCCACTCCAAGCGCGTCGGTCTCCGCCTGGATCAACGTCTCCTCTTTCATTGGGCAGGCCCTCACCCCGCCCCCTTCCTTTTCCTTTGCCGACCGGCATCAATACCTGGAGCAATAGCTCATGAGTGGACGCATCTACGCCGTCGCTTTCAGCGAAGTCACAGTCACTGCCGCCCAAGACCTTTTTGGCCTGCTGTCCACGTCCAGCATGGCGATCAGGCCTGTGCGGCTTGAATTGGGCCAGCGCACACTGACCGCGTGGGAGGCCAAGCCGCTCAAAATCATCATCAATCCAACCACGGTCACGGTTGGGTCCGGCGGTTCGGCCGTCACTCCGCAACCCCTTCACGGTTCTGACCCGGCTGCCACCTTCACCGCCCGCGCCAACGACACCACTGCGCAGACCACGTCTGGCACCGCTCGGTTGATCATGGCCCGCGATTTTGAATTCCTGAACGGCGCGCTGATCGTGTGGACGCCCAAGGAAGACATCATCGTCCGGCCCAGTGAGGGCCTGCAGATCAACCTTCCGGTCGCCCCCTCAGCCTCTACCGCCATGAGCGGTACGCTGTTCGTTGAAGAAGTGTTCTAGCCACCGGCCGTGAGCTCGCTCACAGTCAATTCCTCCGCCCTGGGCGGTTCTCTAAGAGCCCTGCTGACGGCTCAGGAGATTACCCCCGGAGACGCGCCGAGCTACCAGCTGTGCAAGTCCATTGCGGCCTACCACCCTTTGGGGGCCAAGATGAGCGACAGCCCCATCAGCATGGCCCAAAGCCAGCTGCGCAACATCTCCGTGCCTAAGGGACCAAGTGAAAGGCTGGTCGAGGCGTTCCAGCAGGAGTGGGAAGCCATAGGGGCCGACCGCCACATCTTCAACGTGGCTAGGCTCAGCCGGGTCTATGGCGTGGCGTCGATTGCCATGCTGGTCGAGGGTGTACCTACGGACCGGCCGGTGGACTACAAGGCGCTTTGGAACGCCCAGATTGCCTTCAATGTTTTGGACCCGCTGAACACGGCGGGTTCCCTGGTGTTGAACCAAAACCCCAACGCCATGGACTTTCAAAAAGTCGGTGGCATCGCGGTTCAAGGGCAAAATTACCACCGGTCCCGCACCGTGACCATGCTTAACGAGAACCCGCTCTACATCGAATACACGCAGAGCGCGTTCGGGTATGTTGGGCGGTCGGTCTATCAGCGCGCGCTCTATCCGCTCAAGAGCTTCATCCAGTCCATGGTGACGGATGACCTAGTGACCCTCAAGAGCGGGGTGTTGATCACCAAGCTGAAGCAGCCGGGTTCGATTATTGACGGGGCCATGGCCGCTATTGCCGGGGTCAAGCGGTCGATGGTGCAGGAGGCGGTCACCCAGAACGTCCTTACCATTGGCGTGGATGAAGCCATCGAGAGCCTGAACCTGCAGAACATCGACGGCGCGTTTGGGCAGGCCCGCAAGGACATACTGGAGAACATCGCCGTGGCCGCCGATATGCCGGCCAAGTTGCTCAACAGCGAGACCTTTGCCGAGGGCTTCGGTGAGGGTTCAGAGGACGCCAAGTATATCGCTCAATTCATCGACCGCATCCGCATATGGATGCAGCCGCTGTATGACTTCTTTGACCAGATCGTCATGCACCGAGCCTGGAACCGGGAATTCTACAAGACCATTCAGTCGGACTTTCCCGACGAATACAAGAAGGTCGGTTTCACTCAGGCTTTCTATGACTGGCGCAACAGCTTTGAGGCCGGGTGGCCTAACCTGCTGGAGGAGCCGGACAGCGAGAAGGCCAAGGTTGATGACGTCAAGCTCAAGGCCGTGGTTGCCATGGTCGAGATTCTGTCGCCCATGCTCGACCCGGAGAACAAGGCCACGTTGGTTGAGTGGGCCGCCGAAAACTTCAACGCCTTGAAGATGCTGTTCAACGCGCCGCTAAATTTGGACATAGAGGCTCTGAAGTCCTACACCCCGCCGGAGCCGGCTCAGGAACCCGGACAACCCAAGCCATTCGCCAGCCAGGATAGCACCAACCTAATGGCGGCCCTGAACGCGCATCGCAGACGCGCGGCATGAGGCTAGATAGCGCAAAGCTGGACACGCTGGTGGCTAAGGCCGACGCGCTGTCTAGGCGGCTCGATGCTTACGAGGGGCCGCGTGACCCCAAGGAGATTGAGCGCCTGTTGGGCCAGCGCGGCAAGCGGCCGGACGATGAGCCGCCGGACGGTTCAGCGCGGAAGCGACCGGACTAGGCAGATGGCTACCCGGCCGCGCACCCCGGCAGAGCTAGACCAGGTGATTAGCCCGATCATGGCCACGGTTACTGCTGAGTGGTGCACCGCGCAAAAGTTCCTCAAGGCGAGTGACAGCCTTTTGGCGATCTACGATTGGGATGCGGCGCACCGGATGAGGGAAGCAGCGATGATGCACATTGAAGCCGCGCTGGATGCAACCGAGCGCGCCCACCGTACGTTAGAAATTCTGGCGGCGGGCCAGGGCCAATGAGCGCGCCTTCTCCGGCCCCGGCCAAACCGCCCAAGAAGGAGACCCCTAAGCAGCGCATCGCGCGCCGGCTGCACTTCAACGACAGCAACATGAAGAAGCTGGACGCCCTGGTGGCCAAGGCGGACTCGCTAAGCCGCCGGGCGGACGCTGTGCGTTTCGTGAACCGCAATTATGGAAACACTTGGAACAAAAGTGCCAAGGGCATTAGCGCGTGGGCTTTCGAGTTCCTTGATGGAGCAGGCAAGGTTATGGCTACCGAATTCGCTCCAGGTTCAAAGACCCTCAAGGACGCCAAGAATTGGGCCATGCAGCGGGCAAAAGAGATTGGCTCTGAAGTCGTTTCTATCGCGCCCTGAGGTTATTGATTGCCCAACAACGCGCCCACCTACTTCGAGGTACTGACCGCCGCCGTTAATGACATGGCCACGTTTGGGTTCGACAGCCTAGAGCGGGTCACTTACTGGCAGGCGCGGCTGCGTGAGGCCATGGAGGCCAGCCTCCCCTCGCCAATCGAGCAGGAACGCCAGCTGCGTGAGGCGCTCGCCGCTGTCTATGTTCGGATGGTGGACCGGGGGCAAATTGCTAGGTTTCACCCTGGCGTGGGCCGGTTCACCCTAGAACGGCTCCGCCCGCACCTCAGAGCCGAGCTTGACCGCCGCATCATGGCGGCGGCCAACCTAATAAGGCTCAACCGGGCAGCGGCCATCGACCAGACGCTAAGGCGCTTCAGCGGGTGGAGCACTAGCCTGCCTAAAGGGCAGATCAAGACGGTAGCCAAACGCGAGGAAAAGGCAGCCCTCCGCAAGAGCCTGAGCTCCCTGCCCTTTGAGACCAGGCGGGTGCTGATCGACCAGGGCCACAAGCTCACCAGCAGCATCAATGCTGTGGTGGCCCGCGACGGCGGCGCTCTAGCGGCGGTGTGGCATTCCCACTGGCGACAGGCGGGCTACGATTACCGGCCCGACCACCGCGAGCGCGACGGTCAGGTGTACCTGGTGCGGGGTTGTTGGGCCAATAGAGAGGGCTTGGTAGTGCCGGGGGCGGCCGGCTACAGTGATGAGGTGACGCAGCCGGCGGAAGAACCATTTTGCAGGTGCTACTTTCAGTACCTCTACAATCTCAGGCAGATGCCGACCGACATGTTGACCAAAAAGGGCCACGCGGAGCTAGAGCGCGCTCGTGCGCTGATCCACGCGGCTTAGGAGATAACACGCATGCCCTTGGCCGCCGGCTCCTCTCGCTCTGCCTTTGAGCACAACATCAAGACAGAGATTGCCGCCGGCAAACCGCAAAAGCAGGCGGTGGCTATCGCCTACAGCAAGCGGGGCGATGCTGATGGCCCGCGCTTTTCGCGTTCACCGACCTGGGAATTGCGGAACATGGTGAAGGCCCTTTCCCTTCACCCTTGGCTCAATTCGGATGAAGAAAATCAGCGGCTTCAGGACGCGAAGGCCGAATTAGCACGTCGCAAGGGCGCGAAGCGGGGCGATGACGGTCTATCAGCCAGCATTGTGCCTGGCAAAAAGCCATCAGTTCTTGATGCCTCTGTTGAAGCCTCCAAGCGCGGTTTAGGAAAATTTGCCTCCAAGTCTTTTGAGATTGGATGCATGCGTGCTTGCGGGTTTCCTGTTCCTCAGGCATCTGCAGAAAGAACACGTGCGCAAGAAAAGGCCGGTGAGGACTGGGCCAAGAGTGAAATCAAACGCCGGGCCACACGGCCTGAGGGCGCGAAGCGGGGTGATGCCAGTTCCAATTTCCTCTCGCGGTGGGAAAAGTCTCGCAATAATAAGCCTTCACACAGCGGGCGATCTGAAGAAGCCATCAACTCTGAATTAGCTGCCTTGCAACGCGAGGGAGAAGCTCAAAAAGATGAGAAGGGCAAATGGCCTGATAAACTCCTCAGGAAAAAGGATAGGTTAATAAGGGAGTTCGACACAAATAGGCATGCAGAGCAGATCGCTGCTATGGAGACAAAGCGCAAGGACGCCAGCGATTCCCGCAAGGGAACCTACACGGTCTTGGTGGACGGGCAAGAATATCAAACGCACCTTACCAAGGATGAAGCTCAACAGCTTGCAGTCGTCTTAAATCGCGCTCGAAGCAACCGCAGTCACCTGTATGACAGTGGCCGGGCTACCGTCCGGCGCGAGGACGCAGACATCAAAGGCTACCCCATGTCCGACGACACCAAGGCCAAGCTCGACGCGGCGCTGTCCAAGGCCGACGTTCTCACCCGGCGCATGGATGCAGCCGAGCGCGAGGATGCGGCACAGCGGCTAGACGGCTGGAAGCGCCGTCAGGGCGACCATAAGCACGGGAAGGTGCGGAGGGACGACGGCAAAGAGCTAGACGAGGAAGCTCAGGCCGAAGAGCGCAAGAAGGGTTTTCGCTCAGGTCTGAACGGTCGCAGCTACCTGGAGTGTCCCTACAAGGCCCACGACCCTCGTTTCAAGCCCTGGATGGCGGGTCACCGGGCCGGCCACGACGATCATAACCGCCGACACGACGAGGAGCGTAAGGACGCCGAATTCGCCGCCGGCGACCCACCGACCGAGGCCGACCTTAATCGCCTAGAACGGAATGTGGATCGGACTTGGAAGGAGTACGAAGATGCCCGCGTCAAAAATTATGGCGTTGAAACGCCAGAGATAAAGCGCCTGGAAGCGGTTTACCAGGCAGCCTACCAGGCATATAGAATGGCATTGAGACGACGCCGTGACACCTGAGAACCACGCCAAGCTCGACGCCGCAGTATCCAAGGCCGACGCCCTAACCCGGCGGCTGGACGGTTGGCGCCGTCGCCAAGGTGACCATAAGCACGGGAAGGTAGCCCACGTCAAATCGGACGCAGTCAGCGAGTCAGAAGCGGTATCTCGGTTCAAGCGCCTAAACCCTGGGGCGAAGAAAAAGACCATCGGTGGCTCTGTTTC